TGAGTTCATTATATCATGAAGAAGCCGGCCTTACACACAATTTAATCAAATTTCATATTGACGTCGATGGAAACTGTCAGCTTTGGCACTCGAAGGTGATTGACCAAGTTATGCTTCTTAGCCTCTTTGGCGTCCATGAACCAATCTGCATGTTTTTTCTGCGTGACAATTTCCAGAAAGTAATCGTCTGCCTTTCCACAATTTTGTGCCATCATGGTGTAGATTCTCTCGTTTAAGCGTTCGGCCTCTCTCGTATCTGCCTTGAGCTCTTCAATTTTGCCGCGGGCAGACGAGCTAACATCGTGGATCATCACGGTAGCGTCTGGGTCAGCATATCGATAACCGTCTTCTCCAAACGTTGTTAGAACGGCACCGCAAGACATAGCCTTACCTTGAACAATAGTGGCAATTGGCAGATCGGAACCTTTGATTGCGGAAATCATAGCCATTAGGGAATAGACCGTTCCTCCGAAACTATCCACTATAACCGGAATTATTTTCTGGCCAGTATTGTGAGCAGCGCCGATTGATCTCACAAATTTTTCGGCACTCTCCTCATCGAACTTGTTGACTTTGACGATAATGGGCTTTGCGCGCAGCTCAACATCCTTAATAAGTCCGCTGACAGTAGTCTTAACAAACATAGGTTTTCTCCTCTAGCCAATTTTTAAATTCACTTACAGACCTGAAGCCTCTGAACAGATCGTGCTGACAATTGGGACCGAAGTAGTCCTGCAACTGTCCATCGTCTACGCAAACAGATCTGTACTGCCAGATTCTATCTGCATAGCGATTAATTCCCATATAGTTCTTGAAGTCTTCGTAGTCTGCAGACCTTCTGAGCTGGCCGATCTCGTAGCCTTTTTCGATGCAGTACAAGGACAGAATGCTGTCTTCGTCTCTATCGTGCTTCTGTTGCCAAACCAATTTAATTTCTTTCATGAACCACACATGTCGCAGGCTTCTGGGTTTTCAAGAGAGCAAGCAATGATCTCTTCCGGGGTGGGCTCTTCTTCTTTTTTGGTCTCGACCGTGATGGCTTTGGCCATAGAAGCCGGCTTGGAGCGCAGGTAGTACATGCCTGTTTTCAAGCCTTGTTCCCAAGCGAAGAAGTGCATTGAATTAACTTTGCCTATTGTAGGCTCTGCAATGAATAAGTTCATCGATTGGGACTGACAAATATAAGCGCCGCGGTCGGCTGCCATCTCGATGATGGGCTTCATGGACATCTCCCAGACGGTTCTGTATCGCCTCTTGATGTCGTCGGGAATGCTGGGAATGGCTTGAATGGAACCTAAGTTGCGAACCACTTCATTTTTGAGATCCTCATCCCACAAGCCTTCTTTGACCAGATCGTTGACGAGATGACGATTAAGCACCACAAATTCACCAGAAAGAACGCGTCGAACGTATAGGTTGCTGGTGAACGGCTCGAAACACTCATTGTTGGCCAGAATTTGACTGGTGGAAGCAGTAGGCATCGGTGCTAGCAGCAGGCTGTTTCGCAGACCCCACTTTTTGATCTTGTTCTTAAGCGACTTCCAGTTGAGGTCTCCGACGGGTTCAACATTCCACATATCAAACTGAAGGACGCCCTGAGAAGCTGGAGAGCCATCAAAGCTCGAATAACTGCCGTTCTTCTTGGCCAACTCGCAGGAAGCTTCAAGGGCACCATAGTAAATGTGAGCAAAGATCTGCTTGTTGAGTTCCTTGGCCTCTTCCGAATCAAAGTCTATTTTAAGAAGTGCAAACGTATCTGCCAAGCCCTGCACGCCAATGCCGATCGGCCGGTGTCTCATGTTAGAAGTACGAGTTTGTTCGGTCGGATAAAAGCCGCGGTCAATAACGTGATTGAGATTGTGTGTGACCTCAGATGCAATTGACCGCAGCAGGTCAAAATCGTACTTGCCATTCTTGACAAATCTGGGCAGAGCGATAGAGGCCAGATTGCAGACCGCAGTCTCGTCTGGATCCGAGTATTCAATGATCTCAGTGCAGAGATTGGACGACTTAATGGTGCCTAGATTTTTCTGATTACTTTTTTTGTTGGCTGAATCCTTGTAGAGCACGTATGGCACGCCTGTCTCAATCTGGGAAGTGATGACTTTGACCCACAGATCTCTGGCTTTCACCTGCTTAACGAACTGACCTGCTGCTTCGTATTTTTCGTACAACTCAACGAACTCTTCGCTGTGCACGTCTGATAGTCCAGGCGACTTGTGCGGACACATCAAGGACCACATGCCGTCTTCCTGGACGCGTTGCATAAACAGGTCAGGAACCCAGAGCGCATAGAAAAGGTCTCGAGCTCTAAGCTCTTCCTTTCCGTGATTCTTTTTCATTTCTAGAAATTCTTCGACGTCAGCATGCCAAGGTTCGAGATAGACTGCAAAAGCGCCCTTTCTTTTGCCGCCCTGGTTAACGTAACGCGCTGTCTCGTTCAGTACCTTAATCATGGGCACGACCCCGTCTGACTTGCCACCAGTGCCGCCAATCAGGGTTCCAGCTGCGCGCAAATTATGAATGTGAAGACCGATGCCTCCAGCCCATTTTGAAATATTGGCAATCTGCTTGTAGGTCTCAAAGATGCCGTCGATTGAGTCGTCAGCGAGGCTTTGCAAAAAACAGGATGCCATTTGGCTGCGCGTGGTGCCAGCATTGAAAAGAGTCGGGGTGGCATGAATGTAAAGGCCCTTGCTTAAACTGTCGTAGCATTGCAGCGCTGCCGAAATATCAGTGCCGTGAATGCCTAGAGCCACTCTCATCCACATGAACTGAGGAGTCTCGGCAATTTCTCCATCAATCGATTTGAGATAGCCCCTCTTGAGGGTCAGAAGGCCGAAATAGTCAAAATTATTGTCTCGATCGTGCACGATAGCGCGGTCAATCAGTTCCGCCTTTTTACGATTAGAGACTATCTGAACTAATTCGTCCGAAACCAGCGGAGTGTGCAGGCCGGTATCTGGATTGACAAAATCGTAGAGCCTTCCAACATTTTCACTAAAAGACACCGGAATGGACTTGCGCCAACGTGTCATGATAACCCTTGCAGCCAAGATTGAATAGTCTGGATGTACTGTGACCATTCTGGCAGCTTCCTGCGCGATAATTTCATCGATCTGTGCTGTCGTGATGCCGTCCACGACTGACTCGGCCACGCGTCGTGTCACTTCCGTTGGGACTACGTAATCTTTGTTGAGGTCTCTGCACTGACGCTTGATGCGCTGGGTAATCTTGTCAAACTTGATTTCTTCTCTTGTATCGTTGCTTTTTACTACATACTGTTTCATTTAAAATTCACCGTCCCACGTCAGTGCCTGAGATTCTCCAGACTTCACATTGGCTTTTGCATATTCGCTCACACGCCTCTCAAAAAAGTTGGTCTTGCCTTCCAATCCCAGCATTTCCATCCAGGGAAACGGATTGGCTGAGTTGTAGATCTTAGCGTATCCCAGATCGACCAACAATTGATCTGCCACAAATTCGATGTACTGACTCATTGCGTCGGAGTTCATACCGATAAGACTGACTGGTAGCGCTTCACAGACAAAGTTCTTTTCGATATCAACTGCCTCAGACACAATCTGGTGGACCTCCTCTGTTGACAGTTTTTCAAAAATGTGGTTTTTGTAAATTGTCACGGCAAAGTCGGTATGAGATGCCTCGTCGCGAGAAATCAACTCGTTAGAAAAAGTCAGCCCTTTGAGACCCTTGTTGCGATGTTTGAGCCAGAAGATGGAACAGAAAGAGCCCGAAAAAAAGATGCCTTCCACGCAAGCAAAAGCAATCAGACGACGGACAAAAGAATCAGAAGAATCAATCCATTTGAGAGCCCACTGCGCCTTTTCGCCTACTGTCGGAATAGTGTCGATGGCCCTCAACAGCTTGATCTTCTCGTTCTGATCAGAGACATATGTGTCAATCAAAAGTGAATAGGTCTCACTATGAATAGTTTCCATGGCAGCCTGAAACGTATACGCTGCACGAGCCTCTGGGTACTGTACTTCATTGGCAAACCGATAGCATAGATTCTCGTTGACAATGCCGTCAGAGGCCGCAAAGAAAGCCAGTACATGCTTGATAAAGTGTCGCTCGTCATCGCTCAGCTTTTGCCAGTCTCGCAAGTCTTCGCTCAGATCAATTTCTTCTGCGGTCCAAAAGCTGGCTTCCTGCCGCTTAAATTCTGCCCACAGATCGTTATGTACAATCGGATAAATGACAAATCTGTCAGGATTAGGTTGCAAAATTGGTTCCATCAGAAACTCTCCTCTCTCTCCATTTCTTTCACTTCTTTCCACTTTTTAAGCAGGGCGGCTTTCGCCTCGCTATTCGAAGCCGCTGTGGCTTCATTGAGTGACATGCTATTTTCGTCCAGAATGCCAAAAGATGACATTGATGTGTCGATAGTGATCGGAAACACAATGCCGTCTCGGCCAGCTCGATTTTTGGCGATGAACAGACGACCCACGCCGGTGGCCTTCTCAGAAGCCTTACGGGACAGGCTGATAACGACATCGGCGACCATGGCCTTGCCATAAGCCTCAGACATGTTTTCCAGTCCCACGATATCTGACTGTGCACTGTCTCGATTGGCTTGCGATGCTGTCCAGACTGGAATGTCCATCTCCATGGCCATATTGCGAAGCTCTTCATAGATGAGCTTGAGCTCGTGTCGCAGACTGTCATAGGACTTGGTGGACTTCATAATGTCAGCATAGTCAATGATGATCACATTGGGCTTAAAGCCCTTGAGAGACAGCTTCTCGATGTGATTGCGCAGCGTGACGACTGAGGCAGACCCGGTCGGATATTCTTTGATAATCAGGCGGCCTAGTTCTTTGTCCTGGTACACTTCCTTGACCATATCTTTATTATCTTGCACATCATTGCTTGGAATGCCACAGAGGTTTGAATCGTACCTAATTCCGACCGCTGTTTCAGTCAGTTCAAAGGTATAGTGCAGCACATTTTTTCCTGCGCGCATTGCATTGGCGCCAATGTTGACAAGCCAATGACTTTTTCCAACGCCCGTATTTGCCGTGACCACTCCGATTTCGCCGCGACCCAAACCGCCTTTAAAAATGTCCTTCTTGTCCAGCCTAGGAAAGCCAGTAGGCACAGCATTGCGATTAATCTTGACAAAGCGTGCTTCAATGTCTTCGAAAAAATCATGGCCACTTGAATTTTGCATGCCGATAGAAACAGCATTTTTCATCAGGTCAATGACTTCTTCGAAGTTTTCGCCTTGAATCAGATCAACGGACTTTTCCAGAGCGCCTTTGAAAGCCTGACGCTTACAAAAATCCAGCGTTTTGTCCTTGACATATCCGATATCACCCGGATTCGGATTGGCCTTGACGCGCAGCAAAAACTCGATGATCTGGTCTCGAATGATGTCATCGCCGACGTCTGACAGTTCTTCTTTGATGACTTGGACCAACAAACCCAGCGTCGGAAAGCAGCGATACTTGTCGTAATAAGAAAAGTACTTCTCCGTCAGAAACCTGAGATAGTCGGTGTCAAAAAAGTTGGGCCTCATCACCTCAACCATCTGAGCGGCCCATGGCTTGTCGGTCACTAGGCCTTGAAATATCTTTTCTTGAAAATTTTTGCCGTAGCGTGAAAAGTGATGGACTTCGTTGGAATTTTCGATGATCTGTTTGAGAAATTGGTTCTGGATGCTCACCGATACCTCACGGAATTGATTGCGGTAAAGTGGCGGTCGACGTCAAAGTTCAGCATGCCTTGCCGTGACATCAAGCGCAGTAATGACATTTTATCAGATTTTCCTGTATTTTCAAGCTGGCCATTGATTTTTTGAATTTGGTCTGCGGACAGGCTTGAGGTGTCCAGGTGCATCAATTTCCAATTCTTCTTGGCCAATTCTTTGCTTTCTGAGATGGCTTTAATCGTCTTGCTCCTTTTTTGCTTTGCCAGCTCTGTTGCCTGCTCGACCAGTTGCTCGCAGGATATAAATTCATCTCCAGCTAGATCTGTAAACCACTTTGATATATTTTTGAATCCTGCGCCTTTTACTCCAGAAACATTGTCGCTATTGTCTCCCACAAAGCAGCGAGCTGTCACAAAGTTAGTAGGGCTGATTCCAAATTTTTCTATCACTGTCTGCTTGTCTATAATTTTTTTCTGGCCGGGAGAATATTGAACTACATGATCCCCTATGAGCTGGTGAAGGTCCTTGTCAGAGGAGACCACAATTGTTTCTGTGTCTTTTAAAATGTATCTTGCGATATATCCGATAACATCGTCCGCTTCACAGTCCTTTACGTAAATCTGAGTTATTGGTAGATTGCCCAAGGCTTTGACCAACAACGAGATCTGCATGGTGTGGTTGCTAACTGTCGCGGGAATGTCATCCTCATAATATCTATTCAGCGTCGCCGGTCTTCGCCCCATTTTATAGGATCCGGCAATTGCACGCCGCCTCATATTGCCGCCCGATTCCCACACGACAATAAGCCGCGAAGGGTTGAACTGCTCGCAGAGAATTCCCAGGCCCTTCAAAAAGCCCAGGAATCCTCCGACGTGCTCGCCGTTGTCAGACATTGAAGGATTGGCGCAAAAGTGTCGCGTAAACACATTTAGGCCATCACACACCAAAATTGGATTTTTCACCTATGCCTCGAGTGCTTGCAGACTTTCTTCCATGTCGTCGGCTATGGCTTTTACTTCTTCATAAGACTCTGTGTCAATATCCATCTGGTTAGGATCAGAAAGCTTTCTGACAAAAGCATCTTCAATCAAGTCTTCCAAATAATCTTTGTATTCGGGATTAGTTAAAATTTTATCAAAATCTGCTTTATAAAACTTTTTTTCCACAAATACTTCGCCAGTTTTTTCATCAACTACGTGCAATGTTTTCCAGGTGCTAGTGCCTGTAACACTAACTAATTTTCCATTACTTTTTGATTCTCCGTGTTTTCTTAGCTCGTCGAAAAGCTGCTCGTGTTCTCTGATTCCCTTGCCAAAGTGAATTTCAAAATTGCAGGTTCGGAAGGGCGCAGCAACCTTGTTTTTGATGGTCTTTGCCGACACATTAATGCCAATGATTTCGCCGTCCTTATTTTTGATAGGCTGACCTGCACCAAGCTTAATGCGTACTGAGGAGTGGAAGGGAATGGCTTTTCCACCCGGTGTCGTAGTTGGGTCGCCATACATTACGCCAATTTTCATGCGAATCTGATTGAGGCAGATCATCAACACGTTTTGATTGGCAATGACGCCGGTAATCTTACGCATGCCCTTGGAGATTGCTCGAGCCTGCAGGCCGATGGTCTCTTTGTCGTAATCGCCAGTAAGCTCGGCTTTGGGAGAAGTGGCCGCAACAGAGTCCCAAATAATGGTGATGGGTACATCTTTGTCCATGGCTTTGGCTTTCATGATGGTAGACTCAGCAATACTCAATACCTCTTCGGTGCAGTGAGTGTCGACATAGACAAAACGCTTGCTGATGTCCACTCCTAATAAGCTAAGGTTTTCAACAGAAGTGGCATTTTCCGTGTCAATATAAACTACGATGCCGCCCAGATCTTGCGTTGATTTGGCCAACTGAATGGCGATGTGCGACTTGCCAATCGAAGGCGGACCAAAAATTTCTACAATGCGGCCCTCAGGCAAGCCTCCGTTTCGACGATTTGCAACAAGGTAATCAAGCTGCTTGGAACCGGTACTGATCCACCTCTTTACGTGGGTCGGAGAATCATCGTGCTCCAGATTGTAAGCAATTTTTGATCCATGATCTTTGTTGATAGACTTGATCAAATCTTGCGTAAAATCTTCCATGATATTTTCTGTATTCTTCTTTTTTCTAGCCAATGTAATTTCTCCTGGTTTTTTCGATTATAATGAATTACGTCTGCATAAACAAAAAAAATGCGGGGCAGCAAAACCGCCCCGCATCTATTCAATATTGCTGATTTAGCAATATTCGCTAAAGATTTTCTAGGTCAGCAAAAGCATCGTCAAGATCTTTCATCGTGTTCGATGAAGAATCAGAGCTTTCGGACTCCGGAGCTTTTGAGGACTTGGTGCTAAAGTCTCCGCGTGAAGTGCCAGAAGATTCTTCTGGATCTTCAAGCCAGGCATTGATAATTTTTTCCAGCTCTTCGTAAGACTTGCACGAATACATTTCATCGAGATTCGGGATGTTATCAATCCACTCCTTAGCCTGCTTTTTGCTGGATGCAAGAGCTGTAGCTTTTGGACGAGGACGTACAGAAGTCTCAGCCCACATACGACCAGGTTGTTTTGAGCAGGAAACCTTGATGTCAAAACCTTCGTTCACATCGGTGATGTCTCCATAGTCAGAGTCCAACATGATCTTAAGCAGATCTTGATAAACTGTCTTGCCGAAAGACCACAGGCGAACACCTTTATCTTCTTCTCCGCGCACAATCACAGCTGCATAGCTGCGCATCTTAGGATAGAGCTTTTTGGCAAGCTCGTAGGATTCTTTGGTATCATCGCTACGAAGCTTGGTGATGAGCTCTTGAAAGGGATCAGGCTTGCCAAACTGATAAGGTGCCAGAAGGCCCGGGTTATTACCAATGTTGTAATAAAAGTAACGCTCCTTGAAAGGCTGACCGTCGTTGTCCGGAAAAGCAATAATGCGAACCGTCTCTTCTTCGTTTTCGGTCGGACGCCACATGGTATTCTTGCGCGAATTAACGCCGCTCAGTTGATTGAGCTTCTTCTGCAATGCTGCTAGATTAACTGCCATTTTCTAAACCTCCATAATGTTAAATTGGCAAAATTCAAATTGCAATATGCAATCGATTAGAATATTAGTAGTTTAAAGTTTAAAATACAAAAATTATTTGCGCTTATTTTTAGGTGGTCGCGCTCCACCAAAAGCATCTCCGGCAGCTTCAGCCGGCGACTTGCGATGATCTACTCTGGAATTGGGATAAGTGGCATCAGTACCAAGAGGAGTTGTGGCTCCGGCAATATTTGCCACCACGCTCTGTTCCTCTTGTTCATCGTCATCTTTTGGCAGATCAGGTTCAGTCAGGAGACCGTTTTCCGGCTCGTCGACGTCTTCTGTCAGCATCCACTTAACGTACTTCCAAAGTTGACCTTGCATGCTTATAAATATGGCTCTACTAGGATTTCATCTCATTTAAAGCAAACGTTCTGGCAGTGTGCAGAGACTGTGCCAAGGGCAAAATTTCGTTGGCATAGAATCGATTCTCGTCGTACTGAAAGCCGCCAGAGGTCGCCACAGCCACCCACTCTTCTCGATCGACTTGAAAGCCAAACTTGGCCAGATAGTAAAGAGTGCGATGTGCCACAGACATCTTGGGACAATTTTCATTGTACTTGTAATTGCGGCCCAATTTTTCTCGGTGCCAATCAGAAGTCTCAGGCAGATACAGGTCCAGACCTTCCTCCAGATCACCCAGTCGGCCCAGTTCGTGCACTAGAGCCACTCGAACCAGCTTCTTAGGATTAACTACAGCATCAAATGCCCGACAGTGCTTGGCGGTATTAAGAGCAAAACTGATAAGGCCACCGGGCACGCCACCAAATTCAGGCTTCATATCGCGAGGCGACAAGGCCAGACGCTCTCCTAAAGCCCCCTCCAGCTTGTCGACAGCATCGTGAGAGTTGGGAAAAAATTTGCGCAGTAACGCAATGTACTTATCGTACGAACCTTTAATATCTTCAGCGTTGTATTCCATGCTGATACTATATTATTTTTTTCGCATTTTTTTAGGAATTATTGTAGGAGTATCTGTTTCTTGTATAGGAATAAAGATAATCTCATCTTCCAGCTGCAAAACTCCGGCATTTTCTGCTGCCCAGAGTGTGAGGTGAATATACTTTAGCGCAGATCGCTTATCTAAATCTTTAGATTTTATAGGTACTGTAAAGATTTGATTGTCTTCAATTTCTTTTAATTCAGGCATTCTGTATGCTTCGGCCATAACCTCGTTATTTTCAATCGCTTGCTCGATGATTGAAAAGGCTTTTTCGATATCTGTATTGCCTTCCTGTCTTTTGACTCCCAGGTCATTAAGCAGTTCATTCGGTTCATTTTTTGCACGAACCCCTACCGACGCAACATCGCGGTTAAATTGGCCGCGACCAACTGCGCCAACTATATCTACTTTTGTAATTCTTTTATCTTTTTTGTCTTTTGGTTGCTCTTTGAGCAGCTCCAACATGGCCCGCTTGATCATCGTATTCAATTTTTTGGTGCTCATATTGCTAACCTCACTGCACTAATTATCCAGCTCTTCGACTTTAGTTGGAAACCAAGTACCTTCAAAATACAAACTAGATGCATTACTGAAAAATTCTTCTTTTGATGTATCGGGCACTTCAACAATCAGTGCATCGTGAATCACGACTAGCGGACGGACTTCCGGGTTGAGCTCGCAAAGATCGGCAAAGAGCAGCAGAGCCAGTTCGGCAGCAGTCGACTGAACGTAGTGGTTGACCCTTAGCCTCGGTTGCTTGACTGCTTCGTGCAGAGGTCGACCAAATCTGTTCTTGATAATTCCCTGATTGGCTTGACCATCTAGCTTCTGTTGTAGCCGTGCAATGCCAAAATATTCTTTTACCCTCTCCATTAGTTGTTTGGCCGCGCGCAAGTTGCCAAGCTGAGCAGACAGACGTCGAACTCCAGCGCCGTATAGAGCGCTTAGCGTGGCCAGCTTGGCATCATCGCGATTGGGCACTTCGCACATTTGCATTACCGAAGCATAAACATCCTCGAAGTCTAGCTCGTCAGAACCTTCCCAAAGAGTCACACGAGGCTCAAGTGAGGTGAAGTCAATGGAATATATACGTGCATCTTTG